GGAAGGGTGTAAGTTCCGCTACCGTCGCGTGGCATCTTCGTTTTGCCTCCGTGTTTCTGTTGCGAGGACAGTTGCAACCTGACGTGAGGAATACCCTGCCGTCCTCAGCGCTTTTGCTAGTTGATCAGCCTTGGCCGCGAACCCATGCTGCCCTGATATAGCTCGTTGGAAAGACTTACTCGCCATAACTTTACCGAGGGCATAAAGACTACCAACTGCGAGGGCAGGTGTTCCTACTCCCGCAATCGCACCGATCGCGGCTGTCCCCAACCCAAGAGCAGCAACCACCTGATAGATCCCCGGCCTAGCTGGGAAATCAGGGAGTACTTTATGAGCTGTTTGTGCGACCTGCTGCATCGGAGTCCCTTCACCTATACGAGCAGCCTTGCCTCCTCGTTGAGCCGTAGCACCGGCGAGTTGAGCAGGGGTCATCTCAAACCCCTCTTTAGCAGCCTTGTTCCCAGCCTCAATAAGATCGTTATAGCTCTTATAGTAGGGGGACTTCGCCAAGTAGTCATCAAAGACATCCTTAGGAAGGCTCCGCTGCAACCGATCATCTAACTGCTGTATGGTTCTCTCAAACACAGCCCTCTGTCCTCGGGCCAGCGGCTGATTCGGATCTATTTCTCGCATCAGCCGGTTGAGGCCATTCTTAAGGTCCAGCACTTGGCTCCCCGGCGTCCTAGCTCCTGTAAGAGGAGCAAAGGTCCCACCGCTGACATCGTCTACCATACGAGCTACGTCATCGGTAAGCCGGAAGCCTGTCATGTCAATGTCAGCCCTGCGTACTCCATCGTAAGCATTGTCCCAGTAGTCATCCAACTGCTTGAATATATTCTGCATTGTTTGACCGGGTCGGAAGTCAAGGCTTACGAGGTTGCCCGCATCATCAACAATCTGGGCAGTAGGAGGATGCGCCATTTCAGAGGCGTACCTGCGGAGATCCTCCACCGCATTCGCATACTGCCCACGAATCTTCTGGCTAGCACCGGGGAGGTTAGCCATGAGGGATTCATAGAACTGCTTAACTAGACCTCCTTCAAGACTATGGCTAAGAGGTATAAACTCCCCCGTAGCATCCTGAAGTTTAGCAGCCTCGTCACTCAGGCTAGTGAACGGGAGCTTAAAGTTCTTCCAAGCCATCCCCATAGCCTTCCCAAGAGCCCCAAAGCTCCCACCCATGCCCCCACCGATAGCTCCCATAGTGCCTCGGTCCTCAGGGTTCGCTAGCAGAGCGCCCGTAGCAGCCCCCTCGACGGCACCTCGTCCAACCGGGGCAGCTAGGGCCTTGCCCAATACGTTCGCCCCTCTCGAGGCTGCACCGGCCCCTCGAGCAGCGCTCAGGCCCTTAGCCAAGCCCCCGGTAGCACCCCCCATCGGCAGAGTAGCTGCGATCTGTCCAGCAATACTTCCACCTAGTCCTGCACCAGTAGATAGGAGGGCAGCGTCCAAGTCCTGGGCATCTGCCATCTCATCATCGTCAATCAGCCCAGCGATGTTGCCAAGGCTACGAGCTGTGTGGGTGAGGCCTTGCCCGACGCCGGCCCTGAACTTACCCCATCCTGTCATACCCTCCGTAGGGTCGTAGGATGTTTGCCCTATATCCTCTGGTTTCATCCAGCCTTCATTCATAGCTCGGGTGTAGACTGTATACTTGTTCGTACCCTCTGGTACGCCCTGTACGATAAACCCATTTGGAAGTCTATAATCTGGCATCACCAAGTCCCCGTCGGCATGGGAGCCGCCATTGGGTTCGTCTCAGGAGTCATGCCCTCGTCAATGAACCCCTCCTCTATAGGCATCACCCCACTGGCATCAGCGTGTCGCAATGCAGAGTTGAAGTTTTCAGTATACCTGCCTACGATTTCAGGCCGATAGCCTGCCGTCGTAGCAGCCTCAATGTACTGTAGTCCCTCCACAATACTCGGCCACGCACTCATAAACTCTGCATCTGTACTGATGGACTCCATTCGCACACCAAGTTCTTCAGCGAGGCGCATTGCCTCGGGGGTGGTGACGGCTGCGCCCGACCGTATACGGAGCAACCTATTGTTGAGTTCAGACAATGCCCTGCGGATTGACCTACCCTCAGCACTAAGGGTAATAGACGGCCTCATCCCACCTAGCCCGAGGCTAGGTATGTCTTCCCCTTCCCTTGACCCACCGGGGAAGAAGTCCTGAGTAAGTGAGGTAATTTCTGCGGACAGCCGGTTCATTTCAGGAACGCCAGCCTTCATCATGTCCTGTCCAAGCCTACGAAGGTCTGTTTCATCATCCCTCATCTGCCGGTCAGCAAACCTACGCTCGGCCAGTGAGCCATTCTCCCTGAGCCACTTGTTCTGTGTCTCTATTTCTTCCTGCCGGCGAACAGCCAAGGCATGAGTGAGGCCCTGTTGCTCACCTAGTTGATTATAATAGTCAGCAGTGAGTTCTCTCTGTGCTTGCTTATCAGCACGAGTCATTTCTAACTGCTGGCTCTGGCTTACGCTCTCCACAAGGTTCTGCCCCATAGGTGTGAGCACACGGTCCCCTGTGAGCTGTGCTAGCTCACCTATTTCCTGGCGACGACGTAACTGGGAGGACAATGCTCGCTGCATATCCTCATCACGGCCCCCGCTCAGGAGCATTATTTCAAGTGCGCTTGGCATTACGCGAACCCACCTGTCCTAGTTGGGTCAAAATCCAGTATGTCTTGCTCTCCCTCTCCTGCATCAATAGGGTTACGGTTCCTATTGCGAAGTAAATCAATGACAGTGCGACGCCCTGCGGTCTGCTCTTCACCAATCCTCTTGGCCCCCTTCGCACCCTTAAAGATTTTAGCACCCCGAACAGCATGGGCGAGGGGGCTGTCGGCCACATAGGTTCGGCCTTGGTTGACGTACCTGCCCTCCAGAGCCGCTGTGTCACGCATAGCCTCGGCTTGTGCCATTTGACGATCTAAGTCGCCCATGCCTGCGATCTGACCTAGCTGGCCTTCCGACAGGTCCTCGTAAATGCTAGTCGCCCCCGCTTGGGGAGCCTGCCCCGGCTGAGGTGTTCCAGGTATGGGGATAGGTCCAGCTATGCCCGGGATGTTAGTTGCCTGACCAACTGACACATCAGGGTCAGCCTCAATCATGGCGTCCGAAACTGCGTTGACCCTGTTACCGAACCTAGACTGCCAATCCCTCATGGCCTTGTCAGGATCCTGCATTGCTCGCATAGCCTCTTCTTGGGTAAGGAGGCCCTGACCCACCAGCCTCTGCATCATACCCGTTGCTGCGACGTTAGCCATATCTTCCTCCACCTCTTCCTACGCGCCTACCCGTCGGGTTAGGAGCTTGGGTTCGCATTTGGTCAACAAACCCTTGCTGCTGAGACATAGAGGACATCCTTGGGGGAGCCCTTCCTGAATTAACAGCCTGACTTTGCTGGTGAGCCTCCGTAAGCATATTCCTCATCCGGGGGTTGCCTCTGGCAGACCGCCACTGTTCCTGCTGCTCAGGTGACCACTGACTTCCTGGGCCGACAGGCTGCCGAGCCTGTTCCTGAGCCTGAGCCATCTCCTGTTGCATCGCTTGCCTAGTGGAAGCTCCTGCTGCCTCTCTCGCTTGTCCAGTTTTCTGAATTACCTGCTTGATCATGCCAGCCATTCCGCCCATGCGGGGATCAGGAGCAGGCTCTTCCGCTGCTCCTTTAGCCAGTTGGAACTGACGAGCTATTCCCCTGACGGGAGCACGTCGGTCACCCCCCTTGAATCCGCTAGGGGCTTCTTCCATAGGCTGATCTGATGCTACTTCCGGAAAAGTACGCTGCTCACGCCCTTGGAATTGCTGACTCTGGCGAACTACATCACCTATGAGGTTGCCCATGCCTCCCCCACCTGCTCGCATACCCATCAGAGCATCCTCCCGTAGTCAACCATGAGGTAGCCACTCGGGTGAACTGCCACATACTCAGGAGGCATCTCCTGAGCCAGCACCCCGAAGCCCTTGCCGCCCCAGATCCATGTCCATTTGTAGAAGGTGAAGCCATTGTAATGACCAACCTCTTCTACGTCCTTCTTAAGCCGTATGTCCGACATAGTCATGGCACCAGCTCCAGCATTCATAACGCTTTGCATCATAGCTTGGTCAGCGCTGAACGCATCCATCTCAGCGGAGTAAGTATCCCTCGCTGCGCCAGTGTAGTCGGCTCCCGCTACCCGTTCAGAAGTATTGAACCCCGGCATTGAGGGCATACCGACCTGCTGGCCGTGAAGTATAGCGTTGATTTCATTCAAGCTAAACCCACGACGTTGCATTGACTCTGCGATTTGTTGCTGCCGGAGAGTGTTCTGGTAGTTAGCCCCTGTGAGATCCATTTGCTGCTGACGGGTAGCTTCTTGGCCTCCACCTATAATAGCTCCATACGAAGCCTGCTGATAAGCATCAGTTTCAGCCTCGTTAAGACGATCCATAGCCCTGTCATAAGCCTCATCCCCGGGGCGAAGCCCTTGGTTACGAAGCATTGACTGTTGCTCTTCTTTCTTAGCAGCCCATCGTGGGTCAAGACGGGAGGAGGAACGCCCGTAGATGGCATCCTCAGCAGCCTGCCGAGCTTGGTCACCACTGGCAAGCGGACCAGCCAGTTCTTGGAACTGGCTCCAGTCCATTACCTCGCCAAACTCCTCGTCAACCCGGCTCATCATAGAGCCGGCAAGCTCACTTCGCTGCTGTGTAAGACCTAACTGCTGATCAAGAGCCGCTTGCTGTTCAGGGGCAAGGATAACATTCTGTGTCCAGTTACCGTCCTGCCCTTCATTCCAAATTACTTCGCCCCACGGAGTTATCTGATGCGGACGGTTCGCCCGCGTCTGCAACTCCAGCATTTCAAGGTTAGCCTCGGCAGTCTTTTCAGCAGCGCCTTCGTAATCAGGCGGATCTGGCGCGGATTTGCCCATCGTAATTCCCTATGTAGCGACAGTTCTCTTTGCGGTACTCAGTACACACAAAGTCAATACCAACTTCAAAGCCATCCTTGAGCCTAAACACCTCCACAAAACCGATATGTTTTATGAAACGTAAAGCTCTGGCATTGTTAGCAGGAGTGATGCCTACGATTACACCCTTGTCACACTCGTTAAAGATGTAATGGAAGACCTCCTCTGGAAACTTATGCTTAAAGATCAGCATATCGTCTACAGCGATGTGTATGTGACAACTATTGTGCGACCACGTATCCATAGCGACCGCACCAACGATTTTACCATCCTTATAAGCTACGATACCTTTAGTGTCAGCACATAAGACACACTCTGCCCCTTCTGCAATGTACTCCCACTCGTCTTGGCGGCTCATTGGCAGTATACTGATCACAGCAGCCCACCATCCTCCCACATGACGCCTATGGCGATCAATGTAGTTTCCACTTGCGACTTTCCTCGTAGTCCGATAGCAACTGTCTTACCGATTCCGAAACTTCCCCTTGGTGGTTGAAAAGCGACTGCTCCCCCACCCCAAATGGCGATATTCCAAAGACCTGTGTCCCACACTCCCACTCCTCCGGCGGATGCAAGGGGAGGTATAGCCAAATCTTCGGTATTGTAGTCATACCGGGCGTCTACATTGTATGAGGGCAATGACTGCGCCACAAAGATAGGGCGAATGAACGCTACTCTCTTGAATTGCTCTGGCGTCTCCAAATCCTGAAACGAAGTTAGTAATTGGAAGTCGATTTGCAGAGGCGTAGGAGTATCTAATTCTACATTGTCTATCGGCCCCTCTAACTTCCACACATTGATAGTCTTTGCCCCAAAATAGAACTCCGACTGGTACTGCTCCGACGTGATGATGGGTACGCCTTCCCAAATTGACCATGCCTTAAGATTAAGGTCGTAAGTGAACTGTTTCGCCGGCAGAGACAAAGCCGTCTCCTCTGGGGAGGAAATCACCAGCCGCGATATGCTTGGGTGGATCTTTATCTCCCATCCGAATACGTCCTTAGTCCTAGTCATCACATCATTGATGAAAGCCTGTATCTTCCAACTTAGTGAAGCCTCTAAACTAAACGGATCTACCCCACGAAGGATAGCCGTCATGCTAATCAGCCCATAGGTGGAAAGAACAAGGAGGTCCCCTCCATATAAGGAGGTAATTCTTCGTCCGAAAGGCATGGCTCCGAGGAACCATAGTCCGATGATCCCGAAAGTGCTGCTGGAGCTTGGATCTGTTCCTTGGTAGACAATAACGTCTCCTCCAGAGCTGATCGCAACGATGTAATCATCCGGACCTTCGCCAGCGTCAAGTGTCCAATCTGCGAGGACCGTAAGAATGCCACCATAACGGAATCTAGAGCCAAAGTTAAACTCGGTGAGAGTTCCTGCAAAGACTCCGACATCGGAATACCACGCTGAGGTGCTGTTCTTTTCAATGTACCATACCCTATTCTTCCAAGTCATCACGAATGCAAGGTCGGCTGCTCCCCCTGCTGGCCCGACAATAGCCGGGACAGTCCAAAGCCCTGTAGCCTCGGTAAATTGACTATAAGTACATCGTCCTGAGGGCGTTGCTTTGATTGCCCAGTCCACATCCTTTGTAGGTGTGGTCGTGCTGGCACTAATGTCATAGATACCATCACTGTTAGCACAGAATAAACGGTCCTCAGTCCCGTCATCCATACTCCCCTTAAAAGGTAAGATCGTCTGAATACCGAGACCGAGGAACCCGTTGGCGTACTCTGTATATCCTGGACGGACTCTAAGCCCTCTAGTGGTAGCATCAATGTTAATTGACAAAATGCTACTCCTGATATCCATACCGAAGAGGTTGGATATAGAGTCTATACCACCAGTGGGAGCCGGCATTGATGCCGGTTTAGTGAGTTGCTGTTGAGCTATCAGCGGCATTATGGACCGCCGTAGTTCGTGTTAGGTATATTCCTGAAGTCAAGGTAGTGGATGCCAGCCGCACGAGCACCCGCGTTCAGGATGGGAGCACTTTTGTTCCCCTCTGTAGCCTGATCAAAAGCCTTCGTAAAGGCCCCCAGAGCTGGCTGGCTGTTGAAACCCTTAGCTTCTTGGAATTTATACCGCAGATACTGGACTATCATCACTGGCTTGAAGAAGACAACGTCCGAGTTAGCCGTGACAGTATCGCCAAATGCTATCGCCAAATGCTCCCCCACCTGTAGCTTGAGCCCAATTTCTTGAGATATACTCAAAATGGATGTCTAGTCCATCCGGGGGAGGCTGTGGGAAAATTTGGAATTTATCCTCCATAATTCGGAAGCTGGCATAGATGGTAAAGCTCACCAAGTCCCTACCCTCAAGGTACGACCATTGCTGCGGAGAAAGCGGTCCCCCTAGAGGAACATTCTCCGCTCGCTCCCAACCCGTCTGGGGTATCATGTAGCCGAAGTCGGTAGGCAAGTCGTAAATGCCCGTATCCGGGGGAACCGCCGTGACAATAGTATGCTCCCTACGCAGGATCTCCCACGGATAGGACTCAACTAAGTCCTGCCCGCAGGTATTGATCAGATTGCGTAGCTGAATGAAGCTAGGGTCCGACTCTGCAAATACATCAGCGCTCGGCTGTAGGCCACACTCAACGGCAGCCCGATTGATAATGTCCGACGCTGGTATATATCGTGATACCGCCATTTACGCAGCCTCGCTCTTCCCCTTGGGCTTTTGAAGCTCCTTAACCGTATCCTGAAGTTCAGCCAATGCCTGCTGGAGCGCAGAGATTTCAGCATCCTTTTGCTCCACCGCTGCATTGAGCTGTACCAGAGGAGCCCCTTCACGAGCAGCCTGGATGAATGCCTTCGCCTGCTCCTTCAAGTTACCCATGCCCATGAACTTCTGCACATGGACGTCAGCCAGCTCAGCTAGCTGCTCCACAGTGTAGATGCCAAAGAATTTCATCTCCTCCACTTGGGAGCGGGTGACCATCGGCCACGCCTTCAGCGGAGTACCCTCGTGTACCTCGCCCTCACCCTGTTGGAAGGCTGCGTATTGCTTCGCAAAACGCCCCTTGTCCATGTCACGGGCAGGCCGGACAATGATACTGTCCTTGTCCCCCGGCACCATGATGCGGACGTATTCCTCGTCCTTGAAGATGGGCCTGCCTTCGGCCACACTCTTATCTTCATCTTTGCGAGGGTGCATGAAGAACACGACAAACAACTTGTCGTCTCCGGCGTACCGAGCATTGTTTTGTTCGGCGTTGAACGCCTGCTCGGTTATATTGTAGTCAGCTTCTTGTAACATTATCTTCTCCTTGTTATGCGGTTCCACCCATTATCTTAGTCCAGGTGGCATCATCAACGGTAGCCAGGAATACCGCGAAATCCCCGGCAGCAACGGCGACAGCGGTATCCGCGCCAGCCCCGGCATCGTCGCCTGATGCTGGGAACACATCCATAGAGTTGGCACCGTCATTCTTAATACGGATAATCATGCCAACATCAAAGACTGCTGGTAATGTCGCAGCGTCACCAATGGTGGCGACGGTACTGTAGACATTGTATGAATTAACAATGACCCCACCACCCTGCACTGAACTAGGATCAGCCGTAAGTCCTACATTATTGCTAACTTGTTCAAGAATCTCACTGGTACTATTTTCAATGTATCGTCGAGCTTCCTGAGCGCCCGCAATGAGCGACAGGGACCGTAGTCCAGGGTGACCTATTCCGGTGGTAGTGTCATTCGAAGGCCGCAAGGTCGGGTTGCCTGCCGAAGCTCCTGAATTTGATATCTGAGGGCCAGTCGTCTGGTTTGCTCTAAGGCCGTTAGAATCAAATATCATTTCGCGGTTGCCACCAATTGACACCACAAGTTGATCATCTGTTAATTCGAAGAAGCCAGTGTCTCCGTCACCAAACCTAACAGTCGGTAAGGCCTCACTCGCACCAGGAGTTGCTGAAAGAAGTATTCCGCTTCCAGTAACATTGACTTCACCAGCTATACCGGAACCACTGGCCGCACCACCTGTTAGAGTAATGTCACCACCGTTTCCGTTGGTTGATGTAGCAGCGCCACCTGTGATAGTAATGGAACCTCCATCACCTGTTGCACCAGTACCCGAAACTCCGCCTGTTAGAGTAACTGCGCCACCATTGGCGATTTCGCCCGGCTCTCCAGCACCACCGACTAGAGCAACCAAGCCGCCAGGAGCAGTCGTATTGCTCAGTCCACCAGTGATAGTGACCGCGCCGCCAGTATTCGCTCCGCTGGCAGTTCCGGCAGCTCCACCAGTAATGTCTACAGGACCACCGTCAGCGGTGTTCCCGGAAGTACCGCCTATTAGAGCGACACGCCCGGGAATGCCCTGATTTGAAATACCACCTGTTAGGACGATGTCACCACCGTCTCCTCCCGTCGAGCCGCTCTGACCACCAGTAAGTTCAACGGCTCCGCCATCACCTGTACCAGCACTGGCAGCTCTACCGGCAGTAAGCTGAATCACGCCGCCATCTTGTGCGCCCGCGCCAAAACCATCGCCGCTAGTAAGTCGAATGAAGCCGCCAGGACCGGCTACGGTTGCCTCACCACCATCACCAGGATTTGCATCGGCCTCGCCACCAATAAGCGAGACGCTACCTCCAACGGCTGGACCACCTCCAGCGCCGCCGCCCCAGAGGTTGATAGCGCCACCAGCCCCTCCGTCAGCACCTGCCTGATATCCACCCCAGAGTTCTATGGCACCGCCGTTGACAAAATTTGTCGCGGTGCCAGCAGCGTAAATCTGTATATCGGCAGGCGTTGCACTAACGATGTTGCTGCCCTGAGCTCCAGTACCAGTGATAGTATTGATGAACAGCTTACCGTCTGGCCCAAAGCTCGCCTGCTCTACGCCAGCGATAGATAAATTTATGTTATCATCTGCATCTTCGTAGAAACCACTGTCCCCATCACCGAATGCAAGCGTCGGCGTAGCTACTTCGTCAACTTGGGGGAGAGTAAAATGCTCGCCGCTCAACAGGGTGTGGAGCTGGCCTCGCGTTTGCTTTCTGTTACGACTAGTAGCCGCTTGGCGACAGTCAAATTCATCTGTAGCCGCAGGAGTTACTACAGCGACCAAATTGGGAGTAGTTGAATCAACCATGTCTGTTAGTCCTGTATAAGTAAGACGTCACTGGTAGCGTCCTCAATAATTAGA